AAAAAGCGATTGCTACTGCTGCAAAGTTTCAACTCTTTGAGTTCAATGATGAGTTCACAAGAGCACAATTTAGAAACTTAGTAGAACCTTTCTTGAGGGATATACAAGGTAGACGAGGTATTTCAGACTTTAGTTTAAAGTGTGATGGTACTAACAATACTGGAGAGGTCATTGATAGAAACGAGTTTATTGCAGACATCTATATCAAACCAGCAAGGTCAATCAATTTCATAACACTTAACTTTATCGCAGTAAGAACTGGGGTTGCGTTTAGTGAGGTAGGAGGTTAATCATGGCACAGATAGATGACTTTAAAGCAAACTTAATCGGTGGTGGTGCAAGAGCCAATCAGTTTAGAATAACTATTACTCCACCACCTGGCATTGCAATTGGACTTGATGTTCGTAGAACTTCATTTCTTGTTACAACTGCTGGTATTCCAGACATTGCAATGAATTTTATTGCAGTACCATTTAGAGGAAGAAATATTCAATATCCTGGCGATAGAGCAGACCCAGCAGATTGGACAGTAAGTTTTTATAATGATACAGACTTTATGATACGAAATGCAATGGAAAGATGGCAGAATGGTATTAATGACTTTGCAAATAATACTGGTGTTATTGCCCCTGCTGATTTTCAAACTGATTTACAAATAGAACAATTAGATAGAGATGATACAATTCTAAAGACATATATCCTCAGAAATTGTTTTCCAACAGCTATTGGTGCGATTGAATTATCTAATGCTCAAGCTGATGCGATTGAAACTTTTGATGTGACTTGGAAGTACACACACTTAGAAGCTTCAGGCGTTAATTTCTAACCTACTAAATAGAAGACAAAGTAGGAGATATTATGGCGGAATTATTTGGTTTCAAGTTTGAGAAGATAAAAGACTCTGGCTCTCAAGAGAAGTTTACTGAACCTAGTTCAGAAGACGGAACTCTTGAGGTTGCTGGAGGCGGTTTTTATGGACAACTTCTAGATACTGATGGTAGAGAACGAACCGAGCAAGACTTGATTCGTAGATATCGTGATATTGCACAACAACCAGAGTGCGATAGTGCGATTGAAGACATCATCAATGAGGGAATTGTTGCGAATGAAAAAGACCAAGCAGTAGCCATTGAACTCGATAGACTTATGCTTACAAAAAGAATTAAAGACAGAATCAGAGAAGAATTTGATTCTGTCCTTGAACTATTAGATTTTGATACAAAAGGTCACGATATATTCAGACGTTGGTATGTTGATGGTAGATTGTTTTACCATAAAGTTATTGACCAAAAGAATCCACGAAAAGGTGTTCAAGAGTTACGATACATTGAACCTAAAAAGATTCGTAGAGTTAAAGAGATAAAGAAAGACGTTAAAAAAGGAACAAGTGTTGAACTTGTAACTAGTGTAAAGGAATACTATCTTTATAATGATAAAGGTCTTAAAACTGGAACTACAGAAGGTATTAAGATTGCTCCAGACAGTATAACTTATGTACCATCTGGATTGATTGACCAGAACAAAGGTCATGTACTTTCTTATCTACATAAAGCAATTAAACCAGTTAATCAACTACGCATGATTGAAGACTCACTTGTTATCTATCGTGTATCAAGAGCCCCAGAACGTAGAATTTTCTACATTGATGTGGGTAACTTACCTAAAGCTAAAGCAGAACAGTATCTTAAAGATGTTATGAACAGATATCGTAACAAACTGGTATATGATGCATCTACTGGTGAAATCAGAGATGATAGAAATCATATGTCTATGTTAGAAGATTTCTGGTTGCCTCGTAGAGAAGGTGGTCGTGGTACAGAAATAACTACTTTGGCTGGTGGTTCTAATCTTGGTGAGATAGATGACATTCAGTATTTTAAGAAGAAACTATTTCAATCATTAAATGTTCCTATCTCAAGGTTAGAGGCAGAGGCTGGTTTTAGTCTTGGTCGTTCTACAGAGATTACAAGAGATGAATTGAAGTTCACAAAATTTGTCCAGAGATTAAGAAAGAAGTTTACACCTCTTTTTACTGATATTCTAAAGACACAACTTATTCTTAAAGGTGTGGTTACACTAGAAGATTGGAAAAAGATTTCTCAACACATTCAGTATGACTTCCTACAAGATGGACACTTTGCAGAACTCAAGAGAGCAGAGTTAATGGAAGATAGAATCAATGCGTTAGGTTCTATTGAAAGTTATATTGGTACATTCTTCAGTAAAGAATGGGTACAGAAAAACGTACTAAATCTTTCTGATAGTGAGATTGAGGATATGCAGAAACAAATGAACAAAGAAGCTGGACTTGACCCAGACGAGGGTGGAGTTAATGTTCCAGATGATTCAGATGGTATTTCAAGATACCCATCTGTTGACGGAACACCAATACCAGCAGATGACGTAGCAAAATATAATGGTGAAACATCACCAGAAGAAAATGGAGATAAATAATGAGTGCAGAAGATTTCGTAAATCAATTACAAAACAAAAACAACTTAGGTGCAGAAGATGCTTTTAAATCTGCAATGACTGACAGAGTTGGTCAAGCATTAGAAATGAAAAGAAAAGAAGTTGCTGGAACTTTTGTAAAGAACCACATACCAGAAGTAGAGGAAGATGAAACAGTTTAATTCATTATATACATCTCTCCCAGAGAAAGATGAACATAAGAAATCTAAGGAGTATAAGAAACTTTCTCCGAAGATGAAAGGGGCTGTTGACGATATTTTTACAAAAATGGACTCTAAACCTTCAGATTTCCTAAATACTTTTGAAAAAACTATTAATCAGATATCTAAAAAATATAAGGTGCCAGAAAAGGAACTTATGGGATATTTTGAAAAAGAAATGTTAGCATTTTAAGGAGTAAATAATGGCTTTTACAACAAGAACATTGAGGGATACCACAGTTGGAACTACTGGTAATGGTGGAATAGTTACTATATTAGTAAATATTGCAAATGACACAACTACAACTAATGCTATTTTGGATGCATCTGCACTAGACGGACACGCCAATGGTGCAAAATTGGATATTAAAAGAATTTGGTGGGGATTAGTTGAGGGTACTGCTGATGATGATACTGGTCATGTTAAAATTATTGAACAAGGCGATTCAGATATAACATTAATTGATCTTGCTGGAAGTGGTTACTATGATGGTTCTGCTGGATTAATTAAATCTGCTGCAACAAATACTGGTGCTACTTCTGGAGATATGGAAATGGCTTGTCTTGGAACATCTGGTTTTGTAATGATTGAGTTTAAAAAAGATGAAAACTATACAGCATAAAGGATAGGATTATGGGATATCAATTAAAATTAATATCAGAACATATCGACCACGATACTGATTATCTAATCGAACAAGATGAAAAGTCTGGTAAGAAAAACTATAAGATAAAAGGTATCTTCATGCAAGCAGATATCAAAAATCGTAATGGTCGTATGTATCCTATGGAGATACTAAATAAAGAAGTAATGAGATATAATAAAGAGTATGTCAATGAGAATCGTGCATTTGGAGAGTTAGGACACCCAGACGGGCCAACAGTTAATCTTGAAAGAGCATCTCATATGATTACATCTTTAGAACCAAACGGAAAGAATTTTATCGGAGAAGCAAAGATACTTTCAACCCCTATGGGTGAGATTGTAAAGTCTTTGATGGATGATGGTGCAAAATTAGGTGTATCATCTAGAGGCATGGGAAGTTTAGACCAAAAGAATGGTGCAAACGTAGTGAGAAAAGACTTTTACCTCGCAACTGCAGCTGATATAGTTGCAGACCCATCTGCTCCCAACGCATTTGTTGAGGGTATTATGGAGGGGAAAGAGTGGATTTGGAACAATGGTTTGATACAAGAAGCCGAAGTTCAACAGATTAAAGATAACATAGAAGAAAATCACAGAACTAATAATTCTGCAGCGGATAGTTTAGAGTTTGCACGATTTCTTCAAAAGTTATAACTTATAAATAACTTGTATAAACATTTAAAAGGAGCAAAATCCCATGGCAAATGAATTAGATAAAACCATTGAGGAATTAGAGGCAGAAGTACTTAGTGAGCTTGAAGAAGCTAATGGTCAAGATGCCCCTATGAAATCAGCTGGTAAAGCAGACCCTATGGATAAGTCAAAAGCAGAAGTTCAAGACACAGGAAACCCAGTAGTTTCCCCAACACAAAAAGATGCACCATCAAAGAAAACTGTTGCGAAAGCAAAAGAAATTGGTAGTGATGCACAACAAAAGGGCGAGGGTAAACCAGACTCTATGGATAAAGGCAATGATGGTATGAAAAAGGTTGCAAAACCTCTTGCAGCTGGATTTGAAGCAGAAGGCGAAGAAGTCATTGCTGAAATGGAAGTACCTAAAACTAAAGGTGCGATCATGGCTTCCATGCATAAGAAAATGGAAAGCATGGGTGCAAAAGAGTTAAAGGCACAATATGAAAAAGTTATGTCTGCAATGAACTATGACGAAGATGCACACGAAGAAACAGAAGAAGAAAAAGTTAAGAAAGAATCTGTTGAAAATCGTTTGAAGTCTATTGATGTATCTGAGCACGTTAATGCATTAATGAATGGTGAGGGTGACCTTTCCGAAGAATTTAAGAGAAAAGCTGCAACTGTGTTTGAAGCTGCTGTTAAATCTAAAGTTCGTTCTGAAGTTGAAAGAATGGAAGACGAATATAAATCTGAACTGGAAGAAAATATAAACGCAACAAAGGAAGGATTAACTGAAAAGGTTGATACTTACTTAAACTATGTTGTTGAAGAATGGATGAAAGAGAACGAGTTGGCTATCGAAAGAGGCTTGAAAGGCGAAATCGCTGAAGACTTTATCTCTGGTTTAAAACAATTGTTTGAAGACCACTATGTTGATGTTCCAGATGAAAAATATGATGTGCTAGAAGCACAATCTGAAAAAATTTCAGAACTAGAAGGCAGAATTAATGAGATGATGGAAGAGCAAATCCAAACTAAGTCTGTTAATGCTACTCTAGTTAAGGAACAGGTAATGTCAGAAACTACTTCAGACCTTGCCGAAACAGAGATTGAAAAGTTTAAGTCATTAATCGAAGATGTTGATTTTACAAGTGAAGAATCATATCGTGAGAAACTAGGTACTTTAAAGGAAAGTTATTTCCCAAAGAGTAATCCAGTTATGACTGAAGCAATTGATGATGTAGAAACTGGTATCGCACAGGACATTGACACTTCTGACTCAATGGCAGCATATATGTCCGCTATTGGTCGAACAGTTAATAGTGCAAAATAACAATTTTATAAATAGTAGAAAATAAAAAGGAGAAACAAATGTTTCAAACAGAACATCTACAAGAAAAGTGGTCGCCAGTCCTTCAACACCCTGATTTACCAGAAATCAAGGATAGTTACAGGCGTGCCGTTACTACAATAATCTTAGAAAACCAAGAAAAGGCTCTAAGAGAAGACAAAAATTTCTTAAATGAAACCGCTCCAACATCATTTGTTGGTGGTAATGGTGCATTAGACACATGGGATCCAATTTTGATCTCACTAGTAAGACGTTCTATGCCTAACCTTATCGCATATGACATTTGTGGTGTACAACCTATGACTGGCCCAACAGGTCTTATCTTTGCAATGAGAGCAAGATTTGCATCTATGGATGGTGCTGAAGCACTTGCAGACGAGGCAATGCCTGGTAATGCAAATGCATCTAACCAAAACGCAGCTGGTACAATCGGTGGTGGTGACGTTGGTGCAACAGAAACTAATCCTGCTGTATTAAACGACAGTCCTGCTGGAACTTATACTAGTGCAACTGGTATGACAACAGTACAAGGTGAGGCATTAGGTGACTCTGGAGCAAATGCTTTCGGTGAGATGGCGTTCAGTATCGAGAAACATACTGTTACTGCTGTAACTCGTGCATTAAAAGCTGAGTACACAATGGAACTTGCACAAGACTTAAAAGCAATACATGGTCTTGATGCTGAAACAGAACTTGCAAATATTTTATCTGCTGAAATTCTTGCAGAGATAAACAGAGAAGTTGTAAGAAACATTTATGTTTCTGCTGTAAAAGGCGCATCTGCTAACACAACTACTGCTGGTATCTTTGACTTAGACACAGACTCAAATGGTCGTTGGTCAGTTGAGAAATTCAAAGGTTTAATGTTCGCAATCGAGAGAGATGCAAACGCTATTGGTCAACAGACTCGTAGAGGAAAAGGTAATATGATACTATGTTCAGCTGACGTTGCTTCTGCACTTCAGATGGCTGGTGTTCTTGATTACACTCCTGCTCTTAACAACAACTTGAATGTTGATGATACTTCAACAACATTTGCTGGTGTTATGAATGGTAGATACAAAGTATATGTAGACCCATATTCTGCTAACGTATCTGCATCACAATACTACGTTGTAGGATATAAGGGAACTTCTCCATATGACGCTGGAATGTTTTATTGCCCGTATGTACCATTACAAATGGTTCGTGCTGTTGGTGAGAACTCATTTCAACCAAAAATCGGTTTTAAGACAAGATATGGTATCGCTGCAAACCCATTCCATACTGGAACAGTTGCTGCTGCAGCTGATGGTGCGATTTCTATCTCATCTGCAACAAACAAGTATTACAGAAAAGTTAAAGTTTCTAACCTTATGTAATATCGGTTTTTTAACCAACCTAAAGAGAGAGGATTTATTCCTCTCTTTTTTTTGTTATAAATAGTAGTATGACAACAGAAACCTCGCCATTAAACAGACAACCAGACAAGTTAGACTATAGTAGTCCAACCCAGTTTAGGTTTATGATTAACCAGTTACCAAAGGTGCAGTTCTTTACGACTGCAGCTAATATTCCAGATATATCTTTAGGTGAAGCAGTAATACCTACACCATACAAAGATATTCCAATCATGGGAGATAAGATTACTTTTGGTAATTTAGATGTGAGTTTTATTGTTGACGAATACTTAGAAAACTATATCACAATACATGAGTGGTTAATAGGAATAGGTTTTCCAAAAAACAGAACACAGTTTAGTGATTTCAGAAGTAATACTTCTAATAATCCATCAGCTGCAAAAACTGTTTCTACTGATACTGTAGGAAGAGCATCAGCAGATAAAGGATTGTATGCAGATGCAACTCTTTCAATTCTATCAAATAAAAATAATCCTTTGGTAGAAGTTCGTTTTTCTGATATGTTTCCAGTATCTTTAAGTGCATTGAGTTATAATCAACAAGCAACAGATGTGGAATACCTAACAGCAGAGATTAGTTTTCGATATAAATTATATGAGATAGTGACTTTATAAGTGAGATAATATGACCCTTGACGAATTGAAACTACAAGTCCAAAAAGACTTGAAAATAGATAATGAACACCTTGATACCGAATCATTAAAAAATCAAGAAATAAAAGCAAACTACCTAGACCACAAATCTAGATACGAACTTCTTTTGTATAAAGCAAAAGGAGATTATAAACGTATGTATCGTGATAAGTGGGAATACTATGGTGGTAAAGCTGATGCAAAGATTTATGCAGCTAAACCTTTTGACCTCAAAGTTTTAAAGACAGACTTAGCAGTTTACATTT